TTCCTTCGGAGACATCGCCTTCTTGTCGCCTGATATCACATCAGATGTTAATGATTGAACGAATGTGAACACCTCTAGTTCCCAATTGGACTTGCTGAATGGGTGGCACTTATAACACCTACTTCCTCTCTCAAAGGCCTGTAGAGTCTTTGGTTGAACCTCTCCACATCGATTACACTGAAACTTGAGGTACTGCTCTTGCCGAGAGATGTATTCTTCTAACGGAGTAATGAGGGTGAACTCAGACTGCCTCTCCAATAATCTTTCTTTTAGCGTAGATGTTTCCAACATCTTACTTAAGCTAATTTTTTCTAGGGTCTCTCGTGTATGGCGGCGACCATAGAACGGGTTACCTTCACCTGTCATTGATTCAGACTGGAGCTTTATCCTTGGATCTGTATCCTTACTTTGCCCCTTATTCCAAGCTTCGGCCTTTCCGCCTCGGGCTCCGCCTTCTTTCATAGCGAGATGGGAATGGTCTTTGCAGAATCTTTTAAAAGAAAAAGAAACATATCTGACGGAGGATGAACGCACTTCGCAAACAGGTTTTTTACCTCCGTGGTATACTTCAACAGTGTAATCCTCTGATGACAGATCGTGAATTGACCTGATGTGGTTTGTCAGTTTCTTTGCATCATCATGTCGAAAGTCACATAGCCTACAGTCCATGTCATTACACCTTTGTATGGACTATATAGTAACACAAGGAGCGTGTTTGTAACACTAAGTTCTAAAACTCTGGGGGCATCATGATCACGAAGCCCCAACCCATACGATCGCAATAATCTCGCGCAGCATTCCACTTGGCATCATCAACTTCGTCACGCCGACCCTTCACTTCGTACAACACTCTATCCTCTCTTCCAAAGAAATCTGGAATATAGTTTCGCGTTGTTCCATCCGGATGAACGTAAGGAATCGTGATCCCATGGTTCTTGGTCACCTCATACTTCCGCTCAACGCACGTCTGGAAGAAGACAGATTCCCACGAAGAATGCATGTGCTCTTCTTCGCCCGTCCACGGGTTGATCAAGGTTTCACGCTTGAATGGAGCCTGTGGACCGATCTTGTTCTCGGCAAGGAGCCTGATGGCGCGCTGCGATGCCTCTTCGCGGAGGAGGGGGGCGAGCGGAGACTCGGCCCAGAAACGGTGGACGGATTCGGACGTTCTTTTTGCTCTATCGGTTGTTGCATAAGAATTTTTGTTTGCCAATGATTGCATATTCTTATATGCATCAGTTTTCATCATTTTTCTGATTCTATCACCATGAATCTCCCATCGCTTCTTGGCACCCTCAGAATAATTCTTTAATTGTTCTTCGGTTCTCTTTAGTCCGAATAACGGAGATTTTTCTCCTGTCTTTCCTGACATAGGATTGTTGGTCCCGCTAGCTGCACAGGACTTGGAACAGAAACGAGAAAAGCCTCCTTTTTTGTAAGGAAGCTTTGTCCCGCAGGTGCAGTGTGGCCAAGTACCATCATATTCATGTTTGACTACGTAATCAGGGTACGTCAAACCGTGAGAGCGTAAGTGGTATCCTAAAGCATTCTGTGCCGAACATTCATGTCCGCATTCTTTGCATGTGATCATGATCTAAATATACATGGTAACATGCGTTTTGTAAAAAATTAAGATTATAAAAACAAGAAAGGCCCTCTTTCGAAGGCCTTTCCTATCAAAGATGGTCGTTTCCGACTATCAGATGATGTTCATGTCCAAGCACGTCACGGTCCCGAAGAAATCGCTGCGAACCATTTTCTTACCGTAGCGAGTCATTACACCCTTGCGTGGTGTGAAATCTTCCGGTGCGAAGATGGTTGGTGTGACGATGAGTGGAACGTATGGTGCGTAGACGTAGCCGGTCTCGAGGTAGCTGCCGCCCTTGTAGCCGACGAGGATCTTGTTTCTGACGAAGTAAGGATCCTTGTAGACCGTGAAGCGGTTGCTGAGAGAGCCGATTGCCTCTGCTCCGATTGTGAATGGAGAAGCGACTTGACCTTCACCATCGATGGAGAACTTCGGCTTATAGAGGACCGAGGACTCGAGGACCGTGGCGACGTCCGGGCCGCAAACGAGGAAGTTTGCAGAGCCGCGGAGTGTCTTGCGGTGGATGGTGTTGGCAACGTCGATGATGGTCTCGACGAGGGTCTCGTACCACTCACGAACTGTACCTGTGAAGGCCGGTCCGATTGAGAGGGATGAGGCAAGAGAAACTGCAGCACCCGTGACCTTGTTGACGAACTTACCTGGGGCACGTGACCAGTAGTAGTTGGCGCCGTTGGCTTGTGTGACGAGGTCGCTGAGGATTTCGCGGTCAATCTCAAGAGCGATTTGCTCAGAGAGGATTGACGTTAATTCGACCTCTGCATCCATGGAGTGGTATGCGTTGAGGTCTTGCGCAAGTTCTGGTGACCAGCGAGCACGAAGCTTGCGGGTTGTTGCAGTAATTGCGAGTGACTCGATCTTGATATCAATCTCTGGGATTGCCGGAGAAGGAGTTGTTCCGAAGTCAGACTCGAATGAAGGAACGGTGAGCGTTGCGCCAGCTCCTGCACCGTCACCACCGAGGGCAGAAACAGAATCTGACTTAGCAAAGGTGACGCGGCCTGTTGCTGCTGTAAGAGTAGATAGACCGTTTGCACCTTTAAGAACTAATTGGACGTAGTTACCGTTGAGTGCGTCTGGGACGAACTTCAATGATGTTCCTGTTCCTGTAAGGGTACCACGCTTGTTGAGGCGACGAAGGTTGAGAACGCCGCTTCCACCTTGGTAAGAATCTCCCCATGCCGTTGCGTTTGCGCCGAAGCCGCTGAAGACAGCAACTTGGTCGACTGCGAGGAGGTCTGCACCGGTGAGTGCGCTTGTTGGGAGGTAGACGAAGAGTGCATCTAAGTCATTGTTTGTAAGCGCTGTTTCAACTTGACTGTCGAAGTCCATTAAGCGAGCATTCGATCCACTGAAGCTTGTTCCTGTGCCGAGGACGAGGCCGTCTGTCCAGGTTAATCCGTCTAATCCGCTCCATGAACCTGAGTAAACTGAAGCTGCAGCAAAGTTAACTGCCGTGAGTGAACCAGTTACCTTCGAGTAGCCTGTTCCAACAAGGTCGTACATACCGCCAGTTGCGAGAGAACCGGATTGGACTCCGCGGCCTGTTGGGTTGTTATAAATGGATTGACCTTTCTTATAGGCCGCTTCTGTCGTTTGACCAGCAGCTTGTCCAACGTCTGTTCCGTATGTATAATCCAAATAGAAAATGAGTCCGCTTGGGAGGCTCATTGGTTGGATTGACACGAGCTCGTTGGCGACGAGGCCACCGAACACGCGACGGACGATTGGGAATGCGATGTTGCTGAAACCCTGGATTTGTCCAGAGGAAGCAACGTTACCGCCGCCTGTTGAAAGTGATGCACTCTCCTTAAGGACTTGAGCAGCTTGGTTTTCAAGAAGTTGTGACATCATCTCGCGGCGTTGACCGTCTAGACCACGAAGGAGACCTGTGCGGCTCCATTTTTCTGTTAAACGTGCACGTTCGGCGCCGACATGCTTCTCTCGGATGCCTTGTGCTAATTGATCAATTGTAAAAGTCTTCATTGTTTTTCTCCTAAAATGATTATCAAAAAGTTATTAGAAATTTATCTTGCCGTATCACTTGATACCAGCAAGTCTTGCCCAACGCTCGGCCTCGACACCTTCATTCAATGTTTGTGTAGAGGCAGGGCGTGTTATTTGTGAAGAAGAACCGATGACGCGGCTTTCAGTCACATTCTTGCGAGGCTTGACTAATGTCTTTGCAAGTGATTCGTAAACGAGCTTGGCTTCGCGAATTGTTTCTGCAGCATCAAGTTGCTCAATTACCTGCGACTTTTGACGAGATGTGAGCGACTCGTTTTGCAAAAGCTTGTTTGTGAAGAGAAGCTTTGCGTTGAACAGATTCGTTTCTGCCAACTTCTTGCTTAGCATTTCAAGTTGATCTGTGCTAGCAGCAGATTTTGCACCACTATTTGAGTCGGCGCGCAGAACAGAACCCTCAGAAAGGGACTGCGAAAGTTTATTAAACCTAGAAACTGAGGCGTTGTAACGTTTGGCTGCTTCAGCGTATGCAGCCTTTAATTGAGCCGCACGGGAAGCTGCTTGTCTTGCTTCAACCAAAGTTGTAGCATCTTTTGTGGCAGCATAAAGCTTCTTTAATTGAGAAGCA